TCCGCTTCGCGCTGGATCTCCAGCTCGGTCAGTCTTTGGGCCAACGTCTGTTCAAGTTTCTGTATGTTACTCATAATAGAGACTCCTGTTATTCAGTGAAAAGGGCCAATCCACCCGGTGCCGTCTGCGTACTGCTAGGTAAGTAGCTCATTGAGCTAGAGGCATCATTGCCCCGTGCGCTGGTCCGGCCCTGAGACCAGTTCTTCCCGTGTGGATTATTTATGTCGCTCAAGATATGCATATCCAAGCGGTAGAAGATCACCCCATTCTTCTAAATACGTGAGTAAATTATTGCATCGTTTGTGAATAACAGCACGGCACTCTTCAGTTCTGTGATTATGATCGTATGCACATTTACTCAAATCTGTAGGAAGTGGTTTTAAACAGAGATCACAAATACCTTTTTGAAGATTCCACTGAGTCTGCTTTTCTGCTCGATACCAATCAGTCCCTTTACTATTTTTAGGATAGAGCAAACGACCTCGGTCAGAAAAGAAACGAACTGTTGGTTCAGACGGGGGTTTAATTGCTCTTGCTCGACGAAGATGATCTTCTAGCTGTGCTTTACCTTCTGGAGTAGCAGCGTATCTCTTTCTTGCTTGACACATGTTAGCAATATGCTCAGGACTAAAGACACGTTTAGCTCGCTTCTGGATTATTTCTTTGCTCATCCTCATCCCTATGGCCAAAAATTACCTTCGCAGACCAACTATTATTAGATGATTTGTACATCATAAAAAGACCTGCCTCATCGATATCAAGTATCGAACGATCGTCATATAGCATTTCGCTAATTCGTCGACAATTTGAACCGCTGAGAACTAACAAAAGAGGGCCGTCTTTTTCAGCATCTTTTTGCTGATCTTCTACGAAAGTATCAAACCGAGATTTGAATTCATCATAAGATTCACCGTCGGGGGCAGACTTTGACGGGTGCTCAAGAAGATCCTTGACTATTTTCTTATTGGGCTTCTTCGGATTGCCTGCAAGACTACCAAGGTTCCAAGTTCGGGCTTCGGGACATTTGATTACTTTTGGATGGCTGACTAACCCGGATTGAATGATATGGGCCGTTTCCTCAGTACGAAGAAGATCAGAGCAATAGATACACGTAATCGGTATTTCCTGAAGATAATCCGCTAGCGTGGCGACAACGTTCTTCTTTCCGTCATCTGATAACGAAAGATCAATCCAACCGTCCGAACGATGTGTTTTATCAAGCGCCGTCTGTCCGTGTCGCATTACATAAATACAAGCTTGCTTATTCTCGCGAGCATGGCGATTCATGCGAAATTTTGAAGAGAATCGTTTTCCCTGCGCGTTAGTCGGCATCAGCTACTCCTTCGGCTTCTTTGTTGGATTAGACGATGTCGGACCTTGCTCCGGAGTATTGGATGGTTTATTGTGAAGTTGCTGAGTATAGAGCGTGTCCGGAATGATCTTCTTAGCGATATCCCGATTCATCGTCTGCGACGCGTGGTTCGCAAAGTCCGACGGAGGGGCGTTCAGCCCCGCTGCCGAGACGATCTGCGACTGGACATCAGCCGGCATTTTGTCCGCTGCAATGCTGATCGACGGAGGCTTGATCGGCGGAGGTGGTGCATTAGCAGCCTTCAGCTTCGCATCGATCTCACTATGCTCCTGCCACAAGAGATGAACATTCTCGAACGCGGCTTGCTGCTCTGGCTTGCCGTACTTGAACTTCCTCCCATTCGGCCCGTTCATCCAGTCAAAGAGGACCGCTGCTGCCGTCTCATGATCCTCCGAAGCGTCCTCGACCGCACGGATCGTCGGGACGAGATCGGGCATGCTCGCCATCTGCTGACTCAACTGATTGATCATCTGCGGGCCTTGCTGCATTTGCTGTTGCTCATCGAGAGCTAGCGGCTGGCCCGACATAGCCTTCATACCGAGACCGATCATTCCTTCTTGAGCTTGTTGAAGAACCATCTGAGCCTGGACCTTCTGGGGATTCGGTACCGGGCCCGATCTCAGTAATATCTCCAACTCCGCCTCAGTCTTCTCAACCGTCGCCGCGCCCTTGATAATGAAATCGGGCATCCGTACAGCGGACTTAATAGCCTTCAGATTCTTCGGGTCAAGCACGATCTTGGCGAATTCGGTTGAGGGCGAATTCAACGCCGCGTCGACAATCTCCATCACACGAGTCTCACGCTGGCTCCACGACTCGGGGAATTCGGGATTCGATTCGGGATAACATAGGACCGCACCCTTGAGCTGATTCAGCCGAATATCAACCCTCCCCTTACCGGGGATGAAATCGCTGATATCTTTGTTAGCACACTTCGCCGTCAACATCGCTGCCTGACGAGCGGCTGAGGCGAACATAGCCTGTAACTCGTTCCACGGGCATCCGACCCTCTGCATCGCCTGATCTCTCTGAGTCGCGACACCCTCGGACCCGACCTGACCGGTGATCTGGGCGCCGAAGAGGGATGGCAATGCGCCTGAGATCTGCTCGGACAACGACGTAATAATCCACTGGATCCACGTGATCAACCACGGCTGGGGGGTAGGAGTCGGTTCAATAAATATAAGTTGATCGACAGGCACATTCGGCTGACGCTGGAAAGGACCGATACTGCCAGGAACGTTATTCTGCGTTCGCAACGCTTCAACATTGAACGCCTCCGAGTCCATCCATTTCTTTGCTACGGTTCTCTTCGCAAAATCAAGCGCCAAACTAACTAACTCATTGATATAATCCTGGATGGGTAACAGAGACTCTCCAAGAGCGCGTCGATTCTGACCCTTTCCAGGGAAAGGATGTCCGATGGTAATATGGTCATCGATGCACTCATTGCGAGCGTAAACGAACTCAGTCGCTGCTTTAACCAGCTTGCAACCGTTAGGGAATTTCTCAAGAAGCTCTTTACGAACCTCATCCTTTACCTCAGCGTCGTAGAACATCGATCGACGGATATACGTATGCTTAACTACACAATGGCGATTGATCGAGTCGCCGGTCACATACTGACCCGGCACAGCCTGCCGAACATTTTCTCGTGCAATGCGATCAAGTTCCGTTTCACCCGTTCCATCTCCGCCTCCACGAATTTTATCCCGCATCCAGAAGAACATCGCTTTGACTAACGAGACATCAAGGTCGAAGTGAAGCTGAACAACCGGCATCTCGGCGATCTTATCCACATAGATCGGTACCTTCACATCGAGCTTACCTAACGCTGAGGACCGGACACGACCACGAGGCCGGCGCGGAGCAGGGCGATCGACCGGGGACTCATTGCTCGTCCGGTACTGATCGTCTTCGTTCGTTCCAGTAGGGAGATCGGGCGGAGACTGGGCGTCCTCGGGTACCACGGGCTCCCCGGGTTCCTCATAACCGTACTCATCCCCGTTCAACTCGTATCTTGTCCAAATGATCCCGCGATCTTCGTTATAGAATATCCCGGCGAGATCTCTTAGAAGACACTGGAGATTATTGTTCTTAGCCCAGATATCCTTGAGATCATCAGCGATCTCCGCCATATCATCATCGGGCGCGTGGTCGGGATTAGCCGGGAAGAACTCTACCCTCGGGACCTCGCGGGCTAACGCCGCTACAATGATCTCTTTTTTCTCTCCGTAGACGTTGGTATGATAGAACTGAGCGTTGGCCTTCTGGTCGGTCGGACCGAACCCAGTGCCAGTAGCAGGAACAGTCCAGCCGCCATTGCGATTCCGGAGAAGAAACTGATAACCTCGATCATAGTGTATGGCTTTCCAAGCTTGTTCGATCTCTATTCTTCGGGGAGACACATCAGCCTTCGACGCAATGAGATCGAGCGTCATCAAAGCATTCCGGGCGTTCTCGGACAAAGGAGACTGATCCCTCGGCTGATCCGGATCGTCCTCATACTGCTCAGGGACCCAGACGTCGTCAGCGAAGTAATGCGGCTCGGGCACCCAATCGAACGCCGCGTCCTGACCGATCAGATTGAAATCGAACGACCCCTGTTCCTGCTCTGAGGTCCCGACTTCAAGATCGTTCTGTCCTGTCTCTTCTAGACCTAATGGCTCCAAGATTACCTCTTCGGTGGTGCGTAACGACCATAGGAACGGTACCAAGCTTCGGGTGGTTGAGGCGTCGGTGTCGGAGGCGTCGGGCCTTGACCAGTCGGGTACAACCGCTCATCCGGCTGCTGGAAATCCCCGATTGCGAACGTTTTCATCGTATTACCGAAAGCCTTCGCGGTATCCTTCACATCCTGCATCTTAGGAACGAACGCGAAACGATTAGCCACGTTTTCCCCTCACAAATTTCTTTGCCCGGTACTCCGACTTCGATCCCGACTTACGCTTCTCCGATAACATGATCGCGACAGCCTGTTTCTGATTCTTCACCGGCTTCCCGTCGCCGCCGGATTTGAGATCGCCGGACTTCCATTTCGACATCACTTCATCCCACGGCAAGTCAGACCTCCTTGAACCAGATCGTTGTGTCCGGCTCTACTTTGTATAGCCCGATCGTCTCTCGCAATGCTTTCACGACGCCAACATGATTCGCATCGTGGCCGCAGATCAGACCGCCCTTAGCAACTCTCGGTAACCACCTCTGAATATCCCAGATCACACTCTCATACTCATGATCGCCATCGATGAACACCATATCCGGCGTCTTCGAGATACTCGCTACGGCATGATTCGTATTCACGATTCTTATCTTCGT